AAGGGCTGGTTTGATTGCGAGCTACACCACGCTTGAGGCACAGTCTCAGGAAAACGCAGAGGACATCAGTGAGTTAAGTGAACAGGTTGACGAGATTGAGGATGAGGTAAATCAACTCCAAAATCAAATGACACGTTCCGAGATCATTCAACAAAACACCGCAGAAGACTTGAGCGATGTTAAAGCAGATACAAAGGTTATTCTCAACTTGTTGCAAAACCAACGCAGACCAACAGAAGATTGATATGCCTACCGTCAAGGAAGCCATTGCACAGATCGAGGTTCACGAGAAGGAATGTGCGCTCCGATATTCTGCTATAGAACAACGCCTAGAGTCAGGATCTAAAAGATTTGATAAATTAGAGCTAATGTTATGGAGCATGTATCCGTTTATTATAAGTGTAGCGGCAGTTTTTAAATGGATTGGTTAAATGGAAATAATAGTTTTTGCGTTGATGGTGCAACTTGCGCCAGAACAAGACGAGCGAGTGGCAAGCTATTGGGTAAACCAAAAACAGTGTGTGCATGTTGCCCGTGTTTTGTCGAGCCGCGAGGAAAATTACAAAAGCGTTCTAGCGTATTGTAAACCAGCTTTTGTTGATCCGATGAAAACGGAGATTCAAGGTTATGCCAAAAAGACTACAACAAACCAGTAAATATGCAAAGTATGATCTTGATGGTGATGGTGAAGTAACAGACGAAGAACTTGAACGCCATCAACAACTAGTAGAATTAGAACTCCGCGAAGAAAAAGCAGATTCACAAAGAAACATGGCTTGGGTTGCAATGATTAGCATGGTCATGTTTTCTATTTTTCTCATGTTACCCATGATGCCCGATAGTCGAGTCAAAGCTCTGTCTGATCTGCTTGGTTTGTTTTACATAGCACAGGCCAGTATAGTAGCAGCCTATTTTGGTGCAACAGCATTTATGAGTAGAAGGTAGTGTGCTTGAAGAAATTGCAGCAGCTAATAAAGCCATTGATATCATGTTACAAAGTGTTAAACATGGTAAAGACCTTTCGCATTGTGCAGAAGCATGTGGTAATTACTTTAATAACAAATCAATTTTGGCTAGACGCTCTAATAAGAAAGGGCGTGGTAGTGCGCTTCAAAACTTTATGGAGTTGGAGAAACTAAGAGAGAAAGAAGCTGAATTACGAACAACAATGAAACTGGCTGGAAGGCCGGGACTTTGGGAAGATTTTTTAGAGTTTCAAAAACAATGCAAAAGAGAACGCATAAGACAAGAGCGAAGTAAAAAACAACTAGAAAATGCTACAATGGCGCAAGTTATGCGATGGTTTAAATACATGATGGGAGCCACCGCTTCGCTTTTTAGTATGCTCATGGCGGTTATGGAGTTTCTTAACGCAGGGAAAGGAGAATAGGATGTTACAAGCATTGATTGGACCTGTTGCAGGACTGTTAGATAAGTTTATAGAAGACAAAGATACGAAGAACGCCTTGGCCCACGAGATAAGCACAATGGCAGAGCGTCATGCTCAAGAACTTGCAAAAGGCCAATTGGAAGTTAACAAGGTAGAAGCAGCCTCAAAATCTATGTTTGTTGCTGGCTGGCGACCCGCTGTTGGTTGGGTCTGCGTATTAGGCATGGCTTCAAACTTTATTATAATACCAATGGCAAACTTTGGTTTAGCAATTGCCGAGTCTAACATTACAATACCGCTTATTGATACAAGCACTATGATGCCTGTGCTGATGGGTATGTTGGGACTTGGTGCAATGAGATCAGTGGAAAAAGTACAGGGGGTTTCAAGAGAAAAATGATTGGTTGGCTATATGAAAAACATTTAAAGTTATTTTTTGGGCGCGAGTTCAAGCGTGTTCGTGCGCGAGACAGCAAAGGACGTTATGTAGCAGATGACAAATCTACGCCAGACAAGAACGAAGCGTATATCAATGTGTCGGCTGCTTTAAACGCAGGGAAGAATGAAGACTAGCGCAGAAGGTGTTGCCCTCATTAAAAAATTTGAAGGCTGCAAGCTGGAGGCTTATCAGTGCAGTGCGTCAGTTTGGACAATCGGCTGGGGAACAACTAGAGGAGTTCAAGAAGGAGATACCTGTACGCAAGACGAAGCTGATGCTTTTCTGGAGGATGACCTTTTTGAATTTGAAAAGGCAATACACAAACACGTTAATGTGCCTCTCCAGCAAAATGAATTCGATGCGCTCGTATCTTGGGTATACAATCTTGGTGGAACTAACCTTCGGGAATCTACTCTTCTTATTCGGATTAATGACAACACTGACAGCAGCCGCGCTGATATTCCTTATCAAATTAGAAGATGGAATAGGGCTGGCGGCAAAGTTTTAGATGGGTTGGTTAGACGCAGGGAAGCAGAAGCATTATTATGGCAAGGTAAAGATTGGACTTATGTGTAGGTGACATATGCCGTTACAGAAATTAGCCCTAAAACCGGGCGTTGACCGTGAAAACACACGCTACACCAGTGAAGGCGGTTGGTACGAAAGCGATAAAGTGCGTTTTAGACAGGGTATGCCTGAAAAAATTGGCGGTTGGGTGCGGATATCTACCAACACTTTTTTAGGTATATGTCGTTCTTTACACTCATGGGTAACGCTTACTGATTTAAAATTAACCAGTGTAGGTACACACCTTAAATATTATATAGAACGTGGTGGTGAGTATAATGATGTAACACCTTTACGTGATACTGTATCTCTTTCAGGACCGTTTGCTACTTCTAGTGGTTCTACTACTGTTACTGTTACAGATGCTAACGGTGGGTATAAAAACAATGATTTTGTTACATTTAGTGGGGCTTCTGCTGTTGGAGGGTTAACACTAAATGGCGAGTTTCAAATAACGTATAGCACAGGTAATACATATACTATAACAGCTTCTTCCGCAGCAAGTTCTAGTGCTTCTGGTGGGGGCACTGTATCAGCAGTTTATCAGATAAATACAGGGGCAGAGTTAGCCGTTCCAATTGAAGGATGGGGTGCAGGTGATTGGGGAGAAAGCACTTGGGGCACTGGTGGCACTGGAGAAGAAAGATTACGAGTATGGAGTCAAGGTAATTTTGGGGAAGATTTAATTCTTGGACATCGTGGTAGTCAGTTATATTTTTGGGATGCTTCTGAGTCAACTCCTTTGTCTACAAGAGCTACTTTATTAAGTGCAGAATCAGGTGCATCTGACGTACCTACAGCACAAAACATTATTCTTGTTTCTGACATTAATCGGTTTGTGTTTTGTTTTGGCGCAAACATTATAAGTACATCCACACAAGACCCGCTTTTAATTAGATGGTCAGATCAAGAAAATGCTGTTAACTGGACTCCCGCTGCTACTAATCAAGCAGGTAGTTTGAGGTTATCACGAGGCTCAGAAATAATTGCTGCTGAACAAACTCGTCAAGAAGTGCTCGTATGGACTGATTTCTCTTTGTACGCCTTACAATATGTTGGTGCACCCACTGTATGGACAGGACAACTTGTCGGTGAGAATATTTCAATAGTATCTCAAAAATGTGTGGCTGTAGCTGATAACGTAGCTTACTGGTTCGGTAAAGATAAATTCTATATGTATGACGGTGGTACAAGAGTATTACCCTGTAATGTTAAAAAATATGTGTTTAATGATATTAACCTGACAAATCAGGAACAGATATTTGCTGGCACTAATGAAGGTTTTGATGAAATATGGTGGTTTTATCCTTCTGCTGATAGTGATACAAATGATAGGTATGTTGTGTATAACTATATGCAAAAAATATGGTACTACGGCACTATTGCTAGAACTGCTTGGTTGGATTCTGGTATACGAGATTTTCCTGTCGCTGCTACAAATACTAAAAATTTGGTGCTCCATGAGTCTGGGTTAGATGATGCAGAAACAGCCACTACTTCTGCTATATCTGCTTCTATAACATCTGCACAATTTGATTTGGATGATGGGCATAAATTTATGCTCGTATCTCGCATGTTACCTGATATAAGTTTTGAAGGATCTACTGCAGACTCTCCTGTTGTAACTATGTCAATGTCTGCATTACAAAATTCTGGTTCTGGATTTAATGACCCTTTGTCTGAAAGTGGTAATAGTAGCGGTACAGTAACTCGCACAGCTTCTTCGCCTGTTGAAAAATTTACCGAACAAATATTTTTACGTGTACGCGGTAGACAGGTTAGTTTTAAAGTAGAATCTTCATCAACAGGGATAGCTTGGCAGTTGGGTTCACCACGGATTGATATGCGTCCAGACGGGAGAAGATAATGCCTGTAGATTTAACAGATTATGGTATAACTTTTCGTGCCCCCGTATTACCTCGTCCTCCTGACGAATACTCACGGCAAGATTTTGAAAAACTTAACAACACCCTGCGTCTGTACTTTAACCAGTTGGACGATGCGTTGCGTAGTGACAGGTTAGTAAATCAGGGTGAAGCAATGAGTTGGTTTATAAGCTAATGGCTAATACATACGTAAATGCAAAGGTTGATCTTACCACTACTGACATAACTACGTTGTATACGTGTGCTGCACTTACAACAGGCATTGTCAAATCTATATTAGTCTCTGATGATTCTGGTAGTGGAGATACTATAACAGTCACTATTACAAATACTTCTAGTGCAATATTTAGTTTGTTTAAGGTAAAAGCTGTAGGTGCTAACACAACAGTAGAATTACTAACTGCACCACTTGTTGTTGAGGCCGGAGAGATATTAAAAGTGCAAGCTGCAACAACTAATAGGCTTCATGTGGTAGCTAGTATTCTGGAGATTACATAGTGGCTGCTCCAGCGTATGATCCTAATATTGGTTATGAGCCGGGAGATATTGTTGATCGGTTTGGTACTTTATATAGAGCAAAAACATCTGTAAGTCCTAAAGGAGCAGGACTTGGTTTTAAACCTGCATGGGAACTATTACCAACATCAGATTCTGTTAAAGGAACACCATTAGAAACACAAACAACTACAACTCCTGCGGCAACAGTAGATACGTTTGTTCGTGAAACAATGCCCACACCAGAAAACACGGATAGTTTTGAGTGGGATCAGGCACTTACCGATAGAGCCGATGCTTATACTTTAAATGATTATGGTCTATCAGATGAAGATTTTGACATGGGTACTTGGTATTCAAATTATATCAGTGACCCTAATACACAACAAAGATTCGCAGATGGTAATCAGGTATGGAATGACTGGATAGCAGGTGGTATGCCTAGAACAACAGGCGAAACACCTTGGGGGCAACTTGTAGCAACATTACAAGCTAGAACACAAGCTAACCTAATGTCAGGTAGAGGTATTCGTCAAGCAGCTAGTGCAGCCGCTAACTGGAGAAATAATACAGCGGGGATTGAACGAGCAAGAGATGATTGGTTAGCGCATGATGTTTACTACACTGATTTTATAAATAAGTTAAATGAAGAAGGTATATCTAAAACACGTCAATTAGATACTCCAATTCAGTTAGATGATTTTCCTTTTGAATACGATAGTTCACAGCTTTACATGAAGCTGCCCGATTCTAAATATACTAAAGACTGGAATACTTACACAGGTGCACTCACTCAAGACAAAATGTTAGATAAAGTCCACTACATAGATGTTAGTGGTGGCAATGCGCCCGTTGGTACGTATTCGTTAATGAAAGTTACCATACCTAAAATTGATGAAGGGACGTTTTTAGATAGAGTTGTTGCAGGGCCAATAGGTAGTATTGCAGCGTTAATTGCACCTCAGATAACTCCATACATAACGGCTTACAAAGTAGCTAGAGGTATGGATGTTAGTGCTATGGATATAATAGGTTCTGTTTTAGCAGTAGCAGACACGGGTGTTTTAGGGCAAGGCACCAAAGATTTAACCGAGGCTGCTACCGCTGCTGGTGATGCCGCAATTGACTCAGCCATAGCCGCAGGTATTGACGGGGCTGAAGCGGTTGATTTAGCTCAAAATGCTTATGATGCTGTAATGACTTCTCAAGCCTTATCCCCAGCTATAGTAGATGCATTTTCAGCAGCGAATGGATTTCTTAATGGTAAAAATGTATCTAATTTAAACGGATTAGGTGTATTAGAATCTGCTATTAATTTAGGCGCTACTGCACAGGATTTTTATGATGCAGTAAATTCAACAGAAACAGAAGTTGCTTCTTATGCTAGTTCTAATATTGGCAGTCAAATAGAATCTAATTCAGAACTGACAGATTACAATAACTGGCCCGCTGTATTAGAACATCTTGAAAAACTCTACGGTGATCTTGATATAGACGGAAATGACGCTCAAGGTATATTAGAAGCATTTTTAAGATTAGGTGGTCCTAACTCTAGTTTAGATGGTTACCCTTCTGGGTTTGCTGATTTTTTTGATGAAGTTATCTTAGAAAGAATTTTAGGAAGAATAACAAAAACAGATATAGCTACAAGTGATGGTACTGTAATAACTTCGCCACCGGAAGTAGAAGGTGATCCGTTACCTCCTATTGATGGAACTCCTGCTGACCCTGATCCTCCTAAAGTTTCTCCTATTGATATTGACATTAAACAACCAGTAGTTCCTGAAGTAACGGAAGATGAAGAAAAAGATGGAGGGGGAGAGCCTGAAGGTTCAACATCTGATAGTGCTCCGTCTGATAGTGCTCCGTCTGATAGTGCCTCGTCTGATAGTGCCTCTGCTACAGAGGGTAGTGGTGGTTTCCCTGCTAAAAATACAGATGGTTCACCCAATACAACTGATCCAACTGTAACAATTAATGGGCCGTTCGGACCAGTTACAGTTCCTAATAGTAACTATGAACCACCTTCTGCTAGTCAAACAGATCCTAATGCCGATAGTGACAATGATGGTGTGCCAGATTCACAGGATGCTGCTCCCAGTAATGCTGATGTTCAATATGATTGGCAGGTGGAAGAATATGAAAACCCGTGGGACTCTGATTCAGAGTGGGATGATGATTTATATGATAGTGTTTTCCAAAGACAAGTATATCAAATTGCTGTAGAGACAACAGATCCAGTTTTAAAAGAAATATATATTGAAGAATATGAGAAGATGGGTGGAAACCACCTTGAAGACTTGTTACAAGGAAGACCAGCAGAAGACCTTTATGGGGATTACCCTGAAAAACCACCAGCACCACTACCACCAGACGAAGAGTATGATAGAGAATCATTTGATCAAGCATTTCCTGATGGAGTATTTGGTCAAGGATTTGATGATTTAGATGTTAATAATGATGGAATAGTTGATTCAAGTGAGATTATAGCAGCAGAAACTAATTTTGGAGATCAAGATAGAGATGGTGATGGTGTGCCGGATGCACAGGACGCTTTCCCAGATGATCCATCAGAACAGGTAGATAGTGATGGTGATGGGGTAGGTGATAATGCTGATCCTAATCCTAATGATGCAATGCCTTTAGATATAGATACCGATACCACCGATACCACCGATACCACCGATACTACTGATACTACTGATACCACCGATACTACTGATACTACTGATACTACTGATACTACTGATACTACTGATACTACTGATACTACTGATACTACTGATACTACTGATACTACTGATACTACTGATACTACTGATACTACTGATACTACTGATACTACTGATACCACCGATACCACCGATACCACCGATACTACTGATACTACTGATACCACCGATACCACCGATACTACTGATACTACTGATACCACCGATACTACTGATACTACTGATACTACT